ACCTTCGGAAAGAATCAAAACATCTATGGAACGAAGGTAGCGGAAACGATTTATTCAGGCGAGTTTGAGGAAACAATGACCTTAAATAGCGACTGGTTAATAGATGCTAACTGGATGTCGGAGTTGATTTACTCACCGCAGGTCTATCTGCAAATCGGTTCGGAGTTGGTAGAGGCAATCGTTAACACCTCAACCTTTGCCTTTCATACAAGACCGCAGGATAAGTTGCAGCAGCTTCAAGTGGATGTCAAGATAGCCTATAAAAATAGTGTGATATGAGTACGCTGATTATTTATCCGCTTGACGATAGCAACGTAGAAGTTCCGTATGTTTTAGATTGCGATGAGGTAGATATTAGCCTGACCTTTTCGGTTCAGGACATTCAAGATGTAACCAAAAGGAGAGGTTCGTTCAGCAAGACCATCACGCTTGCTGGTACTGGTGCAAACAACCAAGCCTTCGGTCACGCCTATAACATTCAATCTTTTGTCGGTGGCTTTACGCCTAATAAACGAATTAGGTGTACGCTATGGAACGAGGGCATCCAAACCTTTACTGGCACTTTGCAGCTTCTTAGCATTACTAAGATGAACGAGCAGATTAACTACGAGGTCGGAATATACTCGGAGGAAATAGCTTTCTTTAGGCAGATAAACGAAACGAAGCTGGCAGCGACCGCAGGAGTAAGTGGGTTTAATCATACATTGACAGCATCAGTAGCAAGTGGAACGTGGGTAGCAACAGCAGGAAGTGGCTACGTTTACGGCTTCTTAGATGGCTACGGATATACTGACGTTGTGCCTTCTGCTTTAAGTTTCTTTGGCATATCATTGCTCATTCCTTACATTCAGCTTGTGCCTTCGTTTTATGTCAAGCAAATGGTTGACTTAATCTTTGCTCAAAGCGGATATAGATACGAGTCTGCGTTTTTTAACACAGCTAACTTTAAAAAGCTGGTTATCCCTTACGCTGGCGGTACGATGTTGCAAAACGATTTGAGTGGCGAAAATAGCATAATGGAAGGCAGCGAGTTAACTGGCGGTGAGGCTGGTGCAGCTAACTGGAATTATTTAGGCGACTTTTATTATAGCGGTGTATTCCCATTTGATACCGTTATTACCGACCCCCAAGGGTATTGGGATGATACTACTTATGAATTTACAAACGTAGCATTTTACAGCACTTGGACTGTAAACTATGAATTTACTTTAAAAAACTTAGCAAATAGAGTTGTTCAAATAGGCTTTGCGATTTGCGATTCCGTTACTGGACTGCCTATAAACGAAACTCTGCAAGATACGGTGGTTGATTTTATACAACCATTACAAACAAAAAAGTTTCAGTTTCAAGGCGTTGTAAGATTAAACCCAAATCAGGTTGTCGATTTAAGGGCGTTTTTCTTTAGCATTCCTAACGACTACCCAATACAAATAGAGGACAAGTCTAAAATCACAATGATTTGCACGGAGAATGCAGGTGCAAACTTAGCTGCTGATATGGTTAAGGCATTGCCTCCTGACATTACGCAAGCAGATTTATTGAGTGACTTGCAGAAGATGTTTAATCTTTACTTTTATCAATCACCGACCGACCCTGACTTAATCTACATTGAGCCGTTTAATACGTTCTATTCAAGCGGTAGCGTAAACTGGACTGAAAAGATAGACAACACCGACAAGCACTTATTGCAGATGGGTGACCCACAAGCACGAAAGCAAATCACGTTTAAATACAAAGATTCAGGCGATGCTTTGGGCAAGTTGTACAATGATACCTTTTCGGAAGGGTATGGCTCACGGATATTTGAAACTGATAACTATTACGCAAAGGGCGAGCAAGTGGTGGAAACCAAATGCTCAACCGTTATCCCTGCCTCTTTTCGTTCGGGATTGCCTATCGGCAGGACTTTAGATATAGACTCAAACAACCAGCCAAAGGCAAGGGCGACTGGCTACCGCATTGCTCAATTTAATTATGTATCTATTCCATCATCGGCTGCGTGGTCAATGCTTTTGGACTATACACCAACCTTTGCCCAATTTACCTCATTGCCTTTAATTGCTCACATAGACAACCCTTACGCACCGACTTTTGACCTTGCGTTTGGTATGCCTAAGAATTTGTACTTTAAAGCCATTGATGGTGCTGGATTTAAGGATTACGATAATAGAAACCTATTCAACACCTATTGGCGTAATTATCTAATAGAAACCACCAGCAAAGAATCTTTGCAAATAGAGATACCAGTAATACTTGACCCAGTTGACATCTACCAGCTTGACTTTAGGAAGCCTATCTATATTGAAGGCATCCTCTTTAGGTTGCTTGAAGTGAGAGATTACACCATTGGAGGCTCTCAAAAATGCACAGCAATCCTGCGCAGAATCCTTAATCTTGCACAGCCAGCGACTGGCGCAGTAGAGGTTAACACCTTCTTTGACTCGTCAACTTTAGTGCTTGGCGAAATGAAACCACAAATAGTAACACCTAACAACATTCAGTAATGCCAGACGTAAATAAGGAAATAGCACTAAAGGTCACGACCGATGTAGGTCAAACCAACACAGCGTTAAAAAGTGCAGAGGAAAGGTTAAGCGAAGCCAAGAAAGCCATGTTGGATTTGGCATTAGCTGGCAAGCAAGGCTCAAAGGAGTTTAGGGATTTAGCTGTTGAGGCTGGTGCGTTAAAAGGCAAAATAGAATCCGTTGAGCAGACCGTTGATGGATTAGGCAAGAGCGCAAACAAGATTGAGGTATTTAGCGGTGCAGTTCAGGGCATAGCTGCTGGCTTTGCTATCGCACAAGGTACGGCTGCTTTATTTGCCGAAGGTAACGAGGAACTGCAAGAATCACTTGTTAAGGTACAAGCGTCTTTGGCTTTATTACAAGGCACGGAGCAAGCGGTTCAGTTATTAAGAAAAGAAAGCGCAGCAGGGCAGGCTTTATTGACCGCAAGAACCGCAGCTTATAATTTAGTGGTAGGCGCATCAACTGGCGCACTAAAGTTGTTCAGAATTGCTTTAGCTGCTACTGGAATAGGCGCAGCCGTAGTTGCGATTGGTGCATTGGTTGCTAATTGGGATAAACTAACCAAGGCGGTAACTGACTTTATTAGCGGTTCTCCAATGCTTACAAAAGTTATTGGGTATATTTCGGATGGCTTTACTAAATTAGGCAGGGCGATTGGCGTAATACCAAGCGAATCAGAAGCAGCGACAAAGCAGATGATTGCTGATTTAGAAAAGCAACAAAAGCTATTAGAAGCAGCAGGCGCAAACACGGTTGCTATCGAAAGGCGTTTGGCTCAATTACGCATTCAATTAGCCAAAGAAACTGGCGAAGGGTTAGAGGAAGCGCAAGAGGAACTTACCATTTTTGAAGCGCAGCAATTTAAAATAAGAGCAGACAAAGAAGCCGAAGCGTTAAAAATACGAAAAGCACAATATGCAGCGTATTTAGAGCGTGTAAGGATGTCGCAATTAGAGATAGGCACAGCCGAGGCTAAAGGATTCCAGCAAATTAAATCTAATGCCGAAGCTGGTTTAGAATTAGATAGGCAAACGCTGGATGCAAGATTTAAATTGCAACAAGAGGCGAGAGAAAAAGAAAGAGAAAAGCAAGCAGAATACAACGCCAATAAACTTGCTGACCAGCAAGCTGTTGAGTTAGGTATTATAAACATGGCAAAGGGTACATTTCAAACCATTGCCGATGTATCTGCGTTTTTTGCTGGCAAAGACGAAGCAAGGCAGCGCAAGGCTTTTGAGATTCAAAAAGCAGCAGGCATAGCAAATACCTTAATCGATACCTATGCAGCAGCGCAAGCAGCTTTTAAATCAGCATCTCAAATACCAATTATTGGTGCGGTTGCTGGTCCGATTGCAGCAGCTACCGCCATTGCTGCTGGTCTTGCTCGTGTGGCAGCTATTAGAAACACTACCTTTAGTGCTGGCTCTGCAAGCGCAGCACCACAAGCTGTTAGTTCTCCCACATTCCCACAACCGAGTCAGCAGCCACCAGCAGCCTTTACCCCTAACGTAGCCAACCCAAATCCAACTAATCAGCCAAACCCACAAGGGGGGCAGAACGGAACGACAAGGGTTATCGTAGTTGAATCCGATATTAGGAGAGTAACAACAAGGGTTGATGCAGCCGAAAGATTTGCTACCTTTGGGAATTAAGCGTTTCATAATTTAGGTTTGACCCCGTGCCGAGAGGTACGGGGTTTTTGCATACTTAGCCTTTCGGTACATTTTAAGGCATGGAGTTACCCCTTTATAAACTGACTATTGACGAGGAAAGCGAGGGCGTTGATTACGTTGCGCTGACCGATATGCCAGCCATCGAAAGAAACTTTCAGGCATTCTCACAAAAGCAAAGGTTCAAAGAATCAGCTAAACGAGTAATATCAGGTGCGTTGATGTTAGCCGATGTGCCTATCTATCGGAATGATTCTAAGATGGGCGAGTACATGGTTGTATTCGATAAGGACACCGTGTATAAAATCGTGCAGAAGTTCTTTAAGCAGAACGCTACCCAAAATGTAAACGCTTACCACCAAACCCCGATTGATGGCGTGTTTATGTTTGAGAGTTATATCATAGACCGAGAGCGTGGTATTAACCCACCGAAAGGGTTTGAGGATGTAACCGATGGCAGTTGGTTCGGAAGCTACAAAGTAGATAACAACGAGGTGTGGGATGCCTTTGTGACTACTGGTAAATTCAAAGGCTTTTCGGTTGAGGGTATGTTTGGGATGGAGAAAGTAGAAGATGCCATTGAAGTAGAAATGCAACGCCTTGAAAGAGCCATTGACCTTTTTTGCAAACAATTTAAACTTTAATATTTATAAGCAATGAACATCCTTGAAAAATTGCAGACACTTAGAGCAGCTTTCGAGCAAGCCTCTTTGAAATTTGCCGACTATATGTTGGGCGAATTGACCGTGCGTATCGAAGGAGAACCAGTAGTAGGTACTGCTGTCACTCTTTTAGATGCCGATGGAAACCCCCTCGATGCTACTGGCGAACACGTTATTCCTGAATTGGGAACTATCGTTGTTTCAAACGGAGTAATCGAATCAATCACTCCTATGGTGGTTGAAGCTGCTGACGAAGCTGCTGCTGCGGTAGCCGTAGAAGAAGTGGCTGCTGTTGTTGAAGAAATCGCACCTGAAGCACCAGCCGAAGTGGTAGCTGCTATTTCAACCGAAGTAGTTGGCGAGATTATGGACAAGCTGGATGAAATGGCAAGCGAACTTGTTGAGTTGAAAAAGAAGATGATGGCTGGACAAGAGCGTGAGAAATCAATGTTTGCCCTTATCGAAGCACTCGCAGAAGAACCAAGCGTTAAAGCCGAAAAAGTAATGTTTGGTCAGTTCAAAAAAGACGAAATAGGCAACATAAACAAAGTTGCATCAATCCTTAAAAACTTAAAAACTAAATAATCATGGCATACAATTTTGGCAACTTAGCCGTTTACACCGAGCAGCAGTCACTTCCCCTCGTAGTGAAGTCATTGTTCAGCGCAAAGAGCGCATCTATTTTGACACCAATGACTGGTATCAAATCTTCTAAGTCAGTTAACCTTATGGACACCGATGCGGTATTCCAAAGCGGTGACAACTGCGGATTCACTGCATCAGGTACTACTACCTTCAGCAACCGCAGCTTGACCGTTGGTCGCATCAAAGTTAACGAGGCTATCTGCCCTAAGAAACTTGAAGAATACTGGATGCAGACACAGCTTCCTATCGGCAGCCGTTATACGTCAATTCCTTTCGAGCAGCAGTACGCTGAGCTTAAAGCTGGTAAGACAGCCGAGCAAATCGAAACTGCAATTTGGCAGGGCGATACCGCTTCAGGTAACACCAACGCAAACACCAACAAGTTTGATGGTTTCATCAAGTTAATCAACGCTGCTTCAGGTACTACCATTGCTGGTAATACTGGTTCAGTATCAGGCATCACATCTTCAAACGCTTTCGCAGTTATGCAGGGTGTTTACAGCGTGATTCCTACAAACATTTTGGACAAAGAAGATTTGCGTATCGTTTGTGGATGGGATACTTTCCGCAAGTTGGTTGCAAACTTGACTAACCTCAACTTGTTCCATTACAACCCAACCGTTGAGAACGCTGGCGAGATTGTTCTCCCCGGTACTAACGTGGTTGTAGTTGCCTTGAATGGCTTGAACACTACTAACCGCATCTTCGCTATGCGTTTAAGCAATATGTTCTTCGGAACGGACTTGTTGAACGAAGACGAGCGTTTCGAAATCTTCTTTGCAAAAGAAGCTGACGAGGTGCGTTACGTTGCCGAGTTCAAAGCTGGTGTTCAGTTCGCCTATGCGACTGAAATCGTAAACTTTATATTAGCCTAATTCAATGGGGAGGGTAACACCTCCCCTTTACTAACCTCTAAATAATAAAAATATGAGTTGTGCATTAACCGCAGGTTACACATTAGGATGCCGAGATTCAGTCGGTGGCATCAAAGAGGTTCGTTTCATTGAATTCGCTAACGTTACTGGTATCACCGCTACAAGTGGGTTTGTCGTTTCAGGCATTACCACAAGTGGTTCTACTAAGTTTTGGAAGTACGATTTAACCAAGCAGACCTCGCAATTTACCGAAACCATCACTCCTTCTATGGAGAATGGAACGATTTTCTACCAACAAGACCTGCAAATTGTCTTGAATAAAATGACTGCTGCCCTTCGCAATCAGTTGCGTTTGTTAGGTCAAAATAGACTTATGGCAATCGTTACTGACCGCAATGGCGTGTACTGGTTGTTGGGTTCTTTGAACGGCTTAGAACTAAGCGCAGGAACTGGTCAGAGTGGTACTGCCTTCGGTGACCGTAACGGCTTTGACGTTACCTTTACTGGTATGGAAGAACAGCCAATGCGTGAGGTGCAATCAAGCATCATCGCTGCATTGACTAACGCATAGTGCTTCGTTGTCGTTAATCAAGCACGGGCGCATCCTAAGGGGTGCGCCTTTTTTATGCTTTATACATTTACTATTAAACGACAATGAAAATAGCACTAATCCACAACGTTCAAAGTACAGGTTCGGCACTTTACCGACTTGAACTGCCACACGCTCATTTAGACGCAGCGTACAAAGGACTGACCTTTTATTCCGCACCTGAACCCTTTAGAATCTCCGATGAATCCTTCGAGCAGATGGACATCGTTTTAGTTAGTCGGATGTGGGGAGAAACCGCAGAGCAGATTAAATGGCTTCGGGATAAGTGTACAAAGTTCAATGTGACTCTAATTCTTGACCTTGACGATTATTGGGTGCTGGAATCAGGACATCCGATGGTTAATATTTACCGAGAAAAAGGAATCTCGAATATTATCCGTGAGCATATTAGAGTAGTTGACCACGTTATCTGCACGAATGCCTACTTAAAAGAAAAGGTATCTATTTTAAATCCGAATGTTTCGGTAATTCCGAACTGTTCATATTCGGGTTACGAGCAGTACAAGATTAAGACCGAACCGAGTGAGTTCGTAAGGTTTGGCTGGTTTGGTGGCGCACAGCACTATGAGGACATTGTCTAGATGGAATCGGGTATGGGCATCCTTGCAGACGATCGTTCGTTGAACGGCTTGTATCGGCTTTATTTAGGAGGCTGGAACGAGAACCCAATGTACGAAGCGTACGAAAGAATCTTCACTGGTAACGGCAAGCAAGAGAACTACGGCAGAATCCAAGCAGCCGACATTTACTCCTATGTCGGTGGGTATAACTTTGTAGATGTTTGTCTTGCTCCTTTACGAGATACGACCTTTAATAGATGCAAGAGTGAGTTAAAATTAGTCGAAGCTGGCACGATGGGTAAGGCTATAATTGCTTCCGATGTTTACCCTTATAACACCATAATCGACCACGGCTTGAATGGCTTATTGGTTCGGGAGGCACGCAGTAAAGATTGGCACAAGCACATAAAAACCTTAATCCACGAAAAAGATTTAAGGTTAACCTTGGCAGCCAATTTAAAAGAAACGATAGAAACGGAATTTAACATCGATTATTGGGGCGCAAAAAGAATGGATTTGTATCATTCGCTTCGGTGATACATTTACCTTTAAGATGCTGTATTTAATATCTAACCAGTCGAATGAAATCGTAGTCACTTGGACGGAAAGGATGACCAACCCCAATGCGCTTTATATCGTCTTGGAGTTAAGGTCAATGGCTACCAATGACATTTATACCTATCCGATTTTAAAATCTTCCAACCTTTCGCTATTCCCCGAAAGGTACGACAACTATCAATTTTCGCTTGCGCCTGCTGTTCGTGGTAAATATACTTACATAGCCTACGAATCCACCAGTACATCTGCAACCAATAAAATTGGCGTGTTAGAAACTGGGCTGGCTTATATTGAAATGGGCGAGCAGGCTTTTGTGAGCGCAACCAATACAATTACTTACGCAGAGCCAGTTACGAATGTTTTTGATAACACCTTTGACCTTACCTTTAACTAATGGGACAACTTTTAACCGATGCTTTAGTCATCAAAAACGAAACGCAGACTAATGCAAACACAGCCACGAGAGTTGGAACGTGGATGCAAAATTGTGCGATACAAATCGAGGATTCACCGAGTGCGCTTAACTTTTTTGACTTTGCATCTTCAGGAACTACCACTTTAGCAGAGAATGTATGGTCGCCAATTAACGCTACTATTACAACTGGATTCAATAGAAACGGATTAAGCGTGAACGCTTCGGGACTTGTGACTTATAGCGGTGACTTGAAGTATTTTAGAACGAGCGCAATCGTTGCCTTAATAGGGCAGTCAAGCAGGAAGATTCACGTTGCTATATTCAAAAATGCAGAGTTGTGGCCTTGCTCGGAGTTTGTATCGGTTATTCCTTCGGCTAACGAGGTGACTATTCCTTCCCAATGCGTTGTGCCTTTATCTTCGGGCGATACTATTCAAATGTATGTTAAATGCTCAACGCACGCTGTCACGCTTACCTTAGACAATTTAAACGTCATTATCAATGAGTTCTAAAAAACCTTTCGCCTTTTCGTGGCAGGGCTACCAGCATAAAGTGCCTTTGTTTATCGAAAACAAAAGCCAGCAATGGGTATCTTATGGAGTTGAAAACGACTACCCTAACTACCTCTTAAATCTTTATAGAAGGAGCGCAAAGCATAACGCCATCGTGAATGGTAAAGTAGGTTACATAGTCGGTAAGGGATGGACATCGGAAGAAGAAACACCTGCTGCCAAAGCCTTTTTGGATTCGCCTACGTTCCCGAATGCTTATGATTCGATGAACGACCTTACCCAAAAGTTAACGTTGGATATGGAAATCTATAACGGCTTTGCTTTAGAAGTAACTTGGTCACGAGGTGGGGGGATTGCAGAGATTTGTCACGTGGACTTTCATAGAGTTCGTGCGGACAAAGACGAAAAGATGTTTTACGTTTACGATTGGTACGATGAATACGAGGTTAGGCAATTCCCCCAGCTGAACCAAGTAAACCAAATCCCAGCTTTCAATCCAGACAATAGAATCGGCAAGCAGCTATTTTATTATAGAGCATACAGCGCAGGCGTTAAGGTTTACCCTTTGCCTGAATATCTTGGCGGTACGGCTTACATCGAGTTAGATGTGGAGATAGCTAATTTCCACGTTAATAATATCAAGAATAATTTTTGGGGTTCTTACCTTATTAACTTTCCAAACGGAATCCCTACCCCCGAAGAATCGGATGCCATCGAACGGCAGATGAAAATGAAGTTTGGAGGCACGGACAACGCTGGTCGTTTCCTTGTGAACTTTTCGGATAGTCCCGAAACCAAACCCGAACTGACTCCTTTAACTCCTTCGGACTTAGACAAGCAGTTTGACATATTAAATAAGACCGTTCAGCAAGAGATTTTCGTTGCTCACCGAGTAACCTCACCGATGTTATTTGGTGTAAAAACTGAAGGACAACTTGGAGGCAGAGCCGAAATGGTTGAGTCGTACGAAATTTTCAAAGCTACTTACATCGAAGATCGTGTACAAAGAATCGAGCGGTCAGTAAATTACCTTGCTTCTTTCAACGGAGTGACTGGTTTGAAACTACAACCTACCGAGCCGATTAGCGAGCAGCTTACCGAAGCAGCTTTGTTGCAGATATTAAGCCGTGACGAACTAAGAGAAAAGGCTGGATATGAGCCTGACCTTACTACACCTGCACCTGCGGAAACAGTAGCACCACAAGAGATGGGCAATAGCGTTCTCGCTGGTTTATCTGCCTCACAGCAAGACAAAATGTTGCGAGTGGTACGCAAGTACTCTAAAGGAGATTTGACTAAGGAGCAAGCGACTATAATGCTGCAAGGCTTCGGTTTACCAGCCGAGCAGGTTGATTTGTTTTTAGGCGAGCCTATGGAGTTTAATTCCGATGAAGATAAGTTTGAGCAAGTGGCTATGCAGTTTGGCGTTGATGCCGATGGCTACCAAGTTCTTAGGTCAAAGCCAGTACGCTTTGAAGCCGACAACTCTTTGTTAGCCGAGTTCATGGAAGTAGAACCCGAAAACAAAGAACTCGACAAGAAGATATTAGCTGAAATCAAAAGGACTAAAAAGGTCGATGCAGACCAAATCTCCCGAAAGTTAGATGTGCCGTTGGAAAAGGTGAGCGAGCGAATTGAGTACCTTATCTCTAAAGGGCGTGTAACTATCCAAGATAGAGTTGCAAGGATAGCTGACACCCCCGATACCGAGGCAGAGGAAGCGTTTGAGATACGTTACCGGTACGACCTTCGCCCTGATGCTACTGGTGCGAAAGTAATTGACACAACCCGTGACTTTTGCCGTACTCTTATAAGGCTCAACAAACTTTATACTCGCCAAGACATTGACCAAATGAGTTCAATCATGGGCTTTAGTGTTTGGGAGCGCAGAGGCGGTTGGTACACCCTTCCCGGTACGGACATCAGCCGACCATCTTGCAGACACATTTGGCAGCAACAAATAGTTGTTCGTAAGGGCAACAAAATAGAATTAGTATGACAAAGGCACTATTCATAACGGAGCAAGACTTAATTGCGAACTCAATAATCAACGAGAACGTATCTTATACCCAACTACGACCGACAATCGTAAAGGTGCAAGAGATGCGGATTCAGTCTATTATCGGCTCGGACTTATACAAAGAGATAGCTGGACAAATCGTAAGCGGTAGCGTTAGTGCTTTAAATCAGACTTTGTTGTACGACTACCTCCAGCCAGCTATTAGGGAGTGGATTTACTTTGAACTCCCACACGTTCTTGCGTTCAAATACATGAACAAAGGAATGGTGCGCAGAAGGTCGGAGGAATCGGATGCGATGTCAATGGAGGAAATCGAAAGGTTGATTAACAAAGCCAAGAACGATGCCGAGTGGTACAGCGAAAGAATCACAAGATACTTAATTGAGTACCGCACGGATTATCCTTTATTTAACAACCCTTCGGTTAAGGTGGACACGATTAGACCTCGCAGGGATAATTACAATACTGGTTTAAACTTGTCAAACCCTTACCGAATCCCTCGTTCATTTCAGGAAAGATACCAAGGTGACAACCCTTTTTGTAATGATTGTGTATGAAGTTCCACAAGAAAAACATCGAAAAACTAAAGATATACTATGCCAAGTTGGAATCAGCTAAAGACGCAGTTACTAAAACTAAGCCAAGCACACGAGCAGGTAAATAGCTTTGGTTGTGGTGACCCTTTGTCTATTGGCACGGATAACACTACTAACTTAAAGCAGCCTACCTTAGACCGCATCGCTTACCCTTTGGTGTACGTTGACTTGGAATCAGCAAGCACCTCTAATACAAGCCGTACAATGAGCGTGGGCGTTTACTTTATGGATAGAGTAGAGGATATTCGAAACAAAGATGCCGACCCTTTGAAGTATTGGAAGGATAACGAAGACGAAGTGATTTCGGATATGTTAGAAATCGCTACCGACTATATCTCTTTTTTCCAAGACGACCCTGAGTTCAATTACACCCTCAATTCCAGCGTTTCTTTGACGAGGTTCTTAGAGGCAAGAGATGACAAGGTAGCAGGCTGGAGAGCGGTGTTCAATTTCGAGATGCCTTTTAGTAGGAGCATTTGCATCATTCCCGATTAATTACATTTAAAAGAAAAAGATATGGCAACTATAATGCAAGAAATGATGGGCGGTTTGGGTACTATGGAGTACTTTAACGGAGCAGTCAGCGACAAATCATACGACTTTTTAGTGGTTAACACTGCTGCTACATTAACCGTATTAACTGGCGAGGGTGGTATAAATTTACTTACCCTTTACAACTTATCGGGCGCAAGCCTCGCAAGCGGTGTAGTTATCCGTGGCGCAAAGGGTCAGAAAATTACAGCCGTGACCGTTACGGCTGGCAGCGTTATCGGTTACACCAATATCTAATGAATCGTTACGGCTACGGCTATCCTTTAGGGATAATGTTTGGCGGCATCTTTGCTGCTGCATGGGCAGCTTATAATGAGCGTGCTACTGCCGATGGAGCAAATGCCATTGAGCAATCTGCTCAAGATTGTTTATACGCTCGTTACGTAAATATTTTAAATTACTTGTAATGCCTACACCTTCAGTATTAATCGTTCCCAACCGCTTAAAAGCGGGCATACTATATTCACAGCTTCCCGCCAATGGCGATGTTGACTTTTCCGTAACCCGTGCGACTACTGCCTACCGAACCAACGCTTCGGGAATATTAGAATCGGTAGCATCGGGCGTGCCGAGATTAGACTACCCCATAGGTGGTGGCTGTCCGAGTTTGTTGGTAGAGCCTGCTGCGACGAACTTGGCGTTGAGGAGTGAGGAGTTTAATGATGCGAGTTGGATTAAGACAGAAACTACAATTACTGCTAACGCTACCAGCAGCCCAAACGCAACTACAACCGCTGATAAAATTATTCCCAGCGTAGTCAACTCCATTCATCAAGTTAACCAAAATATAACTGCTGCAAGCGGAAATGTAACCTTTAGTTTTTTTGCAAAAAAAGCAGAATTATCTCAAATTGCTGCTGTAATAACGGGAGGTGGAATAGTAGGAACTCTTATTTCGGGGTTTGATTTAAACACAAAATCGTTTTTTTTAGGCACAGGAAGTTTTAGTAATCTTGCAAACGATTGGGTTAGGATTTCTATAACTACACCAACTGATGGAACTGCTTTAAATGTTAGATTGAGAATTTATTCAGCAGGTAATGCAACATTTGCTGGCAACGCATCAGATGGCCTTTTCCTTTGGGGCGCACAACTCGAAACAGGTTCAGTAGCCACCTCCTACATTCCTACCATAGCCGCAACCGCCACCCGTAACGCTGACGTTATTAGCAAGACGGGCGTAAGTGGGTTTATTGGGCAGACGGAGGGGACGTTGTATGCCGAGGTGGATGTAAGTAAATTACTTGGCACAGTTGTCAGGGGAATGTTATCAATTAGCAATAACACCACAACAAATAGGATTCAAATTGGATTTACTGGCGCATCTGCAAATACTATAAGGGTAATTTATTCGGGAGCATCAACAATAAATTATAATTTTGCTATAACAACTATTGGCATTTACAAGATAGCGTTTGCTTATAGCGCAACTTCTACAGCTTTTTACGTCAATGGTTCTTTAGTTTCTGCTTTAGGTGGAAATTCATTTTCTGCCTCGGTTGGAAATGTTTATTTAGGCTCAGTTTTTGACGGAACTCTTGCCCTTAACGACCGCATTCGTGCTGCTGCCATCTACCCTACTCGCCTTACAAACGCTGAACTCGCATCCTTAACCACATTATAAAATGACTATCAAAAAATACGAATTTCCGACTAAAGAAGCTGCGCTTGCTGAACTCAACGCAACAAGCGAGCAGATAGGCTTTCTACAAATAGAAGGCGCAGAGAACGCTGTTGACTTAGGGCATATAACTCTAACCGATGCTGTGTACGATGGCGAGCAAATAGTGACCCCTGCGGTCTTATCTAAAGGTTACTGCGTGGATGTGATGTGGACTATTGCCCCTCCTGCTGACTTGACCAAGTACGAGGTTTTTCCGAAAGTA